TAGTGTATAATATATACATATATCAAGAAACATGCGGAAGTAGTGTAAAAGCAACACGACAGGTTTCCAATCTGTAATCAGAGGTGCGAACCCTCTCTTCCGCTCCAATTTGAGATATATTTTCGTTATAAATATAAAGGTGCGATACATACAGCACAATACAATAAACATACAAATACAATAATACAGGAGAAACAAATATGGCAACAAGCCTATCAGCGTTAAAACGCTCAAACAACTTAGACACTCTTATGGGTGAACTATCAAAAGTTGCAGAACCCCAACGACAAACAAACTCATATCAAGATGATAGATTCTGGAAGCCAGAACTAGATAAGTCTGGTAATGGGTATGCTGTTTTTCGTTTTCTACCAGCAGTTCAAGATGAAGATTTGCCATGGGCAAGACTATGGTCTCATGCATTTCAAGGTCCTGGCGGTTGGTTTATTGAGAATAGTTTAACTACTCTTAATAAAAAATGTCCGATTAGTGAATCTAATAGTTTACTATGGAATTCTGGCGTTGAGGCAGATAAAGAAATTGCACGAAAGAGAAAGCGTAAACTTTCTTATACTGCAAACATTATGATTGTGAGTGACCCTAAACATCCTGAAAACGAAGGTCAAGTAAAACTATATAAGTTCGGTAAGAAAATCTTTGATAAGATTACCGAAGCGATGAAACCTGAGTTTGAAGATGAAACACCAATCAACCCATTTGACTTTTGGGAAGGTGCAAACTTTAAACTGAAAATCAGAAAAGTTGATGGTTACTGGAATTATGACAAATCAGAGTTTGACAGTAAGTCTGCTATTGCAGATAATGACGAGTCAATCGAAGAAATATGGAATAAACAATTTCCATTGAAGCCATTTCTTGCAGACGAAAACTTTAAATCATATGATGAATTAAAAGCAAAACTTGATAAAGTTCTATCTGGCGTAAGGAATACTGGTACCGCCGAAGATGTTGCAATCCCACCTGTAACACAGACAGCAGCACCAGTTGTAGCAGAAACAGTAAGTTCCCCGACCCCTACTCCAGTTACTACTGCTGATGATGATTCAGACGAAACATTGAGTTATTTCAGTAAGTTAGCGGAAGAGGACGAGTAAACTCTCCACCTGTTTTCACTACTAAAGGGTTAGAATCTTGTGTTCTAACCCTTTTTTTGTCTAAATATTAACACTTATTATGAATGTAGTTTGAGATATCAAAAACAATATAACATAAAAGGAGAAAAATTTATGTGGAAAAATATAACGGATACGATAGGTAATATTACAACGGTTGCTGTACAACTAATTGGTTTATCAGTTGCACTAGAAGTAGTCTTTGGTTCAAATGTGCCATTCTTATCTTTAGGTGTTATTAGTAACATCTCTAGTATAGTCGGTACTTTGGGTAACGAAGGTCTAGTAGGACTAGTTACGATTGCAATTCTATGGTCACTTTGGTCTAAGAAGTAGTAATCTTTTAGTAATATAGAGGGGGCTTCGGTCCCCTTTTTTTGTGCCTATAATCCTTATAAATAGTAGTATGAAAACATTATTACAAATGCTTTTATTGATAGGGTTTAGTACCTCAGCAATATCAAGTAATTTGACTTTTGACTTTAGTAATCCTGCATTTAGTGGTATCGGATATTCTAGTCATGTCTTATCTATTGAACAGTTGCAATATCAAAGAGAGCAATCAAACAAAGACGATAAGACGGCTGCTGAAAAGGCGGCTGAACGAGCTGCTAAGAACACAACTCTTGCAAAGTTTGTAACGAATGTCGAGAGTCGTATCTTTGCTAATCTATCTAAGCAGATGGTTGATAATATGTTCGGCACGAATTGTACTGAAGATACATCTACGACTGCATTAGAATGCCCACTTAGTGGTACTGCAACTCTACCTGATGGTTCGACTGTTGCATGGATTAAAGATGAAACAGCAGAAACGATTACACTAACTGTTACTGCCGCTGACGGCTCGTTGACTACTCTAGTTGTACCTGTTGGGGACTTTAAATTCTGATGGACTATTTACTACCAATCATATTATCTTTATTCGTAGCATCATGTTCTGTTCAGAATACAAAGGCGATAGAAGTAGAAATGCCTTTTGTACAAGGAACGCCAACGAAAGAATTACTACAAGATATGCCGCCACTTATTGGTATGCCGACAGACGGAAATGGCAACCCAGTAAAGATTACAGTTGCAGTTTATAAGTTTCCTGATTCTACAGGTCAAAGAAAAGCAGTCGGACTATCGACAGCAGTTTCACAAGGTGCAGATGTTTGGGTGATACAATCTCTGATGGCAGTTGCAAAAGGTAAATGGTTTACAGTTGTTGAGAGGGCGAGTTTAGATAACTTAATCAAAGAACGACAACTCATAAGAAGTACAAGAGAATTATATGATGGTGCAAGTGGAGTAGATTCACTACAACCCATGTTATTTGCTGGTCTAATATTAGAGGGCGGTATTGTTGGTTATGATACGAATACAACAAGTGGTGGTGCTGGTGCAAGGTTTTTAGGTCTAGGCGTAAACGAACAATATAGAACTGACCAAGTAACAATATCATTAAGATTGATTGGTGTGCAGACAGGAGAAATTTTATTAACTGTGTCTGCAACTAAGACAATCGCTAGTACTAGTAATGGTGCAGATGTGTTTAGATTTTTAGACTTAGGCACAAAAGCATTAGAGATAGAGTCTGGCAATGCAGCAAACGAACCAGTAAATTATGCGATTCGTACTGCAATAGAGTATGGTGTCTTAGAGATGCTTTACGAAGGCAAAGAACAAGGACTGTGGGAATGGGCAGAAGTTGTTGTTGCAAAGGATAAAGACATAAATATATCTCAAGATAGTTCAAATAGTAATACAGGAAAACATCCGATTTCGGAGAAACAAGGAGAGTAATTTGAAAGCTTTAACTTTCTTTATTATGTTTCTGATGAGTATGTCAGCGATGGCATCAAATAAGATTTATGTAACACAGGCAGGTGCTTCATTAGTATTTAATGTACTGCAAGATGGCGACGGAAACAAAGTCGGTAATAGTACAACAGCGTCTACGGCTTCGGGTTCAGCAACAAACTTTAATATTGACCAAATAGGTAATAGTAACTTACTGACATTCGATATTGATGGCGACAGTTTTACAGGTACTTTTAGTACGACTGGTAATAGTAATAACATTGATTTCAATTGTGATAGTGGTTCTGCTACATCAGGTTGTGATAGTATTACAGCATCAATCACCTTTACAGGTAACTCACAAGATATTGATATTGATTTAGGTAATACTAGTTCAAAGTCAGCTGACAGTTCAACTGTTTCAATTACAGGCGCTTCGGGTACAGACAGTACTGTTGTTGCCGCTACGATTGATGGTACTAGTGCAATATTGACACTAACTATTGCTGGTGATTCAAACAACTACTTAATCAACATTGATGATAATGGTGATGTTAATGGTCATACATTGATTATGACACAGACAGGAATCACCGCTGATGTTGATGTCGTACAATCAGGCAGTTACGATAATATAGCAACTGTAACGACAACAGGCGATTCACAAAACTTAGATATCAATCAGACTGCTGGTGGCACAATTACTTTAGTGTCAACAGGAAGTACAGCATCGGCTGTTAAGACGATTAATATTAATCAAACAGGTCATGCAGTATTTACAACCGCAGGCGATGGACTTAATGGTGCTGGTGGTAGTTTCGATATAGACCAGACATCTACAGGTACAATATCTTTAGACCAGAACGGTGCGAGTGCGAATGTAAGTGTAAATCAAACAGGCACAGGAACAATCACACTTGACTTAGATGGTGCGAGTGGTACTTATGATATTGATTCACTTAATAATAGTACTATCACATTAACTCAAGACGGCGCAAGTGCGAACTACAACATCTTACAAACTGGTGGTAGTGGCGATACTCTGATTATGACTCAGAACGGCGCAAGTGCTGATGTAGATATTATACAACGAGATTAGATGTGAGAGTCTTTCTTATATTATGGTTTCTAACATTTTCATCATTCGCTAGTATTATTGGCGATGTTATCTTACACGAAGGTAATGCTGTTATTGAAAGAACAGATGGTGAAGATGTTGATTCCAAAGTCGACTTAGATATATTTTCATACGACACAATCAAAACAGGCAAAGGTAAAGTTGCGATTGAGTTTATAGATGAAACACGAGTAGATGTTACTCAACACTCAAAACTAATCATTGACGAATTTGTCTATGACCCAAATACAAAGACAGGTTCTCTTTCACTTAAATCGGTACTCGGCACAGTAAGATATGCTTCGGGTCAAATCGCAAAGACAAGTCCTACAAGTGTACAGATAAAAACACCGACTGCAACGATTGGTGTTCGTGGTACAGATTTCACAATGACAGTAGACGAGATAGGTAGTTCGACTATTATTTTGTTGCCGTCATGTGATACAAATGGTAACTGTTTTGTGGGCGAGATATCAGTTGAGTCAGATGCAGGTATGGTTATTCTTAATCAGGCATTTCAGGCGACTGTTGTTGATACGAGTGGTAGTCTACCATTGAAACCTGTGATTTTAGATTTAGACGAAAACTTGATTAACAACCTTTTGATTATATCTAAACCAAGAGAGATTACAGAGGCTATCGCCACAGTAGAACTAAACAAAGTTGCTACTGCTCTTGACATTGACTTTCTAAAGTTTGATGAACTAGAAAAAGATTATTTGGCAGAAATAGAAGATGATGCAGTATCATTACTTGATACTGATTTCTTAGACCAGAACTTCTTGGGTGATATTTTAGAACAACTCAATATACAGCTGGCGTTACAGATGCGTTCTGAGTTTGACAAAAAGACAAGTGCATATGAATTTAAGTTGGGTAAAGATAAAGAAACAGGTATCACAATACTCAATGAGGACCCAAACTGGTATTGGCACAGAGAAGGCGCAAGTGGTAGTGTTATTGAACTAAGACTCGAACAAGCAAATAGTTACATGATGAATATACAAATGGGCGATTTCGAAATAATAGATTTTGAACTAGGAGGAACAGAAAGTGTTATCAACATTATTCAAAGTCAGTAGTCTTATGCTGTTGTGTCTTTCTGTACACGCTGTTAATAATGAAATATACATTACTCAGGTAGGCACGAGTAATAATCTCACAGTAGACATTCTACAAGACGGCGATGAAAATGAAGTTCGTTTGTCTGTATCACACGACAACAACAGCCTTGACATTGACCAAATAGGAGACAACAATAAAGTAAGTTGGATTTCATATTGGGGAACTGGTTATGGTTGGGGTGGCGATATAGATGGTTCAAGTAACAACATAAAAATTGAACAATATAATACACTAGGCACAGATAATAATGTAGTAGGAATGCACATACGAAGTAGTGATAATAATATACATATTTGTCAAGGCAAAACATTTACTGATGCCAATGACTCAACTTGTGAATCGAGTGCAACAGGCGAGTATGGCGGACATATAGTCAACCTAGATATACATGATGGCAATACAGACTTAAAAGGTTCTCAAGAAACAGGCACAGGCAATGCAGACCACAATGCCAGAATATACACCTACAATGGTAGTGGTAATGATATCTTTTTTAAACAAAAAGGTAACGGAAACAAGACACTTTATTTTACAGTTAGAACTGATAATGGCGAACAATCAATGGTACAAAAAGGTGATGGCACTCACACAGCAACAATTGACTTAACAGGTTCTTACACAACAAATCTATCACTCACACAAGATAGTAGTTCAAATAAAGCCTACACACTCACAAACAACTGTCAAACATCTTCTGGATGTAATATTTCAGTTACACAAAACTAAAACTATGACTAGAAAAACTTACGAACTACTACTATTGAGATACAACGAGATGCACACCGCTATATTAAAACCGTGTGCTGAGAAAGAGAAGTTTGCCACATTAATCCAAGAAGTAGAACTAAAACTAAAATCACTCGGTCAAGAGATACTTTACCCGAACGGCATGACTGCACTAGAGTTTGCAACAAAACTAGCTGCTGACGCCAACACTAAATAGTACCATGAAGAAAATACTATCACATTGGTCTATTGCCTTTGTTACGCTCTTGGCGTTAACATATATTGGATTTCAGGATCCGTGGGTCAAAGAAATACTACGACTCAAATCATTTGACTATGTACTACAGAACGAAGTAAAGACTCCTTCTGAAGCAGTATCAATAGTTACCATAGACGAACAAGCAATCGAAAAGTACGGTCAATGGCCGTGGAAACGAGATGTTCTTGCTCAACTCATATTTGATTTAAGAAACGCACAGACAGGTATTATTGTAATGCCGTTATTGTTTAGTGAAGAAGATAGATTAGGTGGCGATGATGCGTTCTGTGAAGCGTTAGGATACGGTATAGTCATAGCACAAACCGGCACTACACAAAAGACAACTAGTAATGCGGTATCACGAGGAGTCGCAAAGATAGGCGACCCACTACCGCATTTGTTCGAGTGGCCGGGTATGGTCGGACCTTTACCTAAGTTAGCAGAATGTGCCGCAGGCGTTGGCGTTATCAATACAGCACCAGAGATTGACGGTGTAATCAGACGAGTGCCTCTATTGATGAAGATAGGCGAAGATGTCTATCCTAACATGGCAATTGAAACAATTCGTGTTGCAGTCGGAGACCCTTCATATCAAGTCAAGGCAGACAGCGTTGGAATAGTCGCACTAAGAGTGCCTGCTTATGCAACTATCAACACAGACTCAAATGCGAGAGTGTGGGTACGGTGGAATAAACAGTTTAAGACAATCTCGGCAAGTGCAACTAACTTTGATGAACTTGCAGGCACGACAGTCATCATTGCTATGACAGCAGAAGGTCTAGGCGGTGTCGTTGCAACACCGACAGGCGAACAATACGACTATGTGATATCAGCACAGACACTACAGACGATACTAGATGGCGAAACAATCAAACGATATGATGCACTATTAGAACTACTAGCAGGACTTCTGTTGGGTGTTGTAATCATATTGATAACAAGATTTCTACCATATTGGGTGATTGGTCTTGCATTGATAGGCACATTCGGTTCAGGTATATTCTACTTTC